CCTAATACACATAATATAGATTTATCTTTTGGGAATAATATTTGTTTCTTAGTTTTCATTATTTTTTCTTTTTAGCCATCATCATCTTCTCCTTCATCATAGCCATCTTGTCATTCTTCATACCTTTAGATTTCTCTGTCATTACTTTTTTTGTCGCTTTTGCTTTCATAATTATTTATTTTTTTTGTTTTTACATTTACTAGCCTTGGACAGAGCGATTGCTACCGCCTGCTTCTGTGGTCTTCCAGATTTAATCTCTGCTCTTATGTTTGAGCTTATCGTTTTTGATGAGCACCCTGATTTTAATGGCATAATATTAAATGTTTTATCTTTGCAAAGATAATAATTAAATCAAAATGAAATTAAGAAAGAAAATAATCACAAAGACACACTACAAGGTCGAGCCTAAGCACGACTGGTTGAAGTACTGGAGGGTTGTAAGGTATTGGGTTTCAGAAGCTTATGGGCTATCCTACCCAGACTTAGAGATGTTACTGTTTCTATACTCCGAGGACCTCTTTTCGGAGCACGACTTTGAGAGGTTTGAGAGGATTATGTCCTGGGACACGAACAGGTTTAAGAGGCTGGTTAGTGGAGACTGGATCGTGCCCTGGCGTGAGAAGAACGGAAACGAGAAGGCGCTATACACGCTGTCATTCAAGGGAAAGAGACTGATAAACGCTGTCTATAAGAAGCTTAGCGGTGAGGAGGGTATCACCACCCACCCAAGCAAGAACCCTATATTTAGAAAGGACGCTGGTTATATCGCGCGTGGTTATCGCAAGATGATCATCGAGATGAACGAGGCGATACAGAGGGCTAAGCAGTACTAGCTAATATGTTGTATAGTGTGTCGTATTATGCGCAATAATAGCTAATATATTGTATAAAAAACCACCGATATTAGTCGGTGGTTGTTAGTATTAGATCACCACGATCACGTCCCGCTCCATTATGACGGTGTAGGTCTTGTCGCCTATCATCATACTGTAGCCAGCGTTCTTGTCGTAGTAGACGATGTCTCCGTCATTAATTGACTGCACGTCCGTGCCCTTCTTCACTATCTCTGCCTTTTTGTAACGCATCTTAGAGGTGTCCGTCCCAGACATTATCAGACCGATGTCAGACTTGACCTGCTCATCTATCTGGTTGATCACTATATATTTCCCTAGTGGCTTCATATCTACTGCTGTCTTGTTAAGGTTATAATCGCGTTGGTGCTCAGTATCGTGGTGGCTACACTGACCGCGTTCTTCAGCGCATTCTTCGTCACCTTCAGCGGATCTATGATCCCCATCCCAAACATATCACCGTAGCACTCGTTCTTTACATCGTACCCGTGTCCTTGTGCGTCTACGTTTGACATCATCTCGTACCCGTCCTTACCCGCGTTGTCCATTATCTGAAGCAGAGGTGACTGTATCGCCCATCCAACGATCTGCATCGCGGTGTACTGGTCGTGGCTTATGTGGTCCATACTATCGTCAGCGTATGCTATGATGTCGGACGCAATATTAAACAGAGCCACACCACCACCTGGCAGTATGCCCTCCTCAAGCGCTGATCTTACCGCGCAGACCGCGTCGTCAACCCTATCATACCTCTCCTTCTGCTCAACGTCCGAGCCTCCCCCGACATATATAACACCGACACCACCTGTTAGTGACGCTATACGCTCCTTTATGGCATCCCTGTCGCCCTTTCTTGTCGAGTTGTTGTGCTGTATCCATAACTGTTCAACACGCTCTCTAATCGCCTCATTTGAGGTCTCGCTTCGAACCAGTACGGTGCTGTCCCTTCCGACGATCACTCTGTCCGCCTTGCCGAGGTGGTCTATAGTAATTAAAGATAGATCATCACCAGTCTGCTCGCTGAAGTACTTAGCACCAACCGCAAGCGCGATGTCCTGCATCAGCTCCTGCTGCTTGTACCCAAACTGTGGTGGCTGGATATTACAGAACTTAAGGTTATTATGAGCCACATTAGCAGCCAGCGTGTTGATCACGTTACTAGTACACGGTCCTATAATCAGTAACTTCTTCTGCCCGTTTATGATTGGCTTCAGAACGTTCTCTATAGAGAGTATGTTGCTTATCTCCTGGTCGGTCACCATAACGTACACGTCCTCCATTATACACTCCTCCTTCTTCATATCGTTCACGAAGAGTCTGCTGGTGTATCCGCGTCCTATCTTTATACCATTGGTCACCTCGCTGTATGTCTTGTCCGTCTGCGAGTTCTCGACCGTAACGATCCCCTCCCTGCCGACCTTATTGTACGCGTCAGCGATAATAGCGCCAAGCTCCTTGTCGTTATTGGCGGATATAGAGGCAACGTCCTTCAGCGTCTTACCGCTCACCTTCTTGCTCATCTTCTCCAGGCTCTTCACAACACCGTCCACGACAGTGTTCACGTTACGAAGCACCTCAGTCGGGTTGTTCCTCTCCGTGATGAACTCGTTGCCCCTTGTGACCATAGCCTCCGTCAGCACAATCGCTGTCGTGGTTCCATCACCTGCACTGGTAGCAGTCCTGTCCGCGGCTTCTTTCAAGATTTTAACAGCTAAATTCTCAACTGGATCAGCTAAGCTAATTGATTTAGCTACTGTAACACCGTCTTTAGTGATTGTTATTCCGTGGGTATGTAATTGAGACTCTATAAGAACAGTCTTTCCACGAGGACCTAATGTAGATTTTACAGCCCTACTTAACTTAGTAATACCTTCTACTAATTTTTTTCTTCCTTCTTCTTCGAATGATAATTCAGTACTCATAATTAAAATGTAAATTGAATGTGTAAACATAGGATGTAGATGTTGATCTCCGAGTAGTCAAAGTCTTTGTCTGGTGAGAACCAGGATAAACCAAACAATAGATAGTTTGGTGCAATTGTAATTTCCATATAAAATAAAATTAGATTATTATTCTGCAAATATAGTGTAAAATTATATACGCAATTTAATCCTATTTAAAAATAGGCTTATGTCGATTTGTCGATTTACTTCTCTCTATTCTCTTATATATATTTTATATATATATTTTATTTTTTTTTCTGTAAAAAGTAAGAGTAAAAACGACATTTCTGGAATATTAAATATAAAGTACTGATAATCAATAAGTTATCCAATGACAAACTTTTTTAAAATCGTCAGGAGACGTCATTTTTTGACAATTTTCGACACAAAGCCCGTGGTTACTGGGATGAGGTAAAAAAATATGTTAGAAATGTGGGGTATTTGGGTTATATATAGGATTTGCGTGCGAGTTCGCTGTAGGAAAACGCGTACAATTTTGACACGGGGGTCTTGATTTCAGAATTTCCTTACAGAATTTTTGACTTTTCCTACATAGGTACCTTCCTGCAGGGTGCCCTACGTTTTGCGTCCCTATGGTTGTATCTTATGCACACTACTATGTTATGCACACTACTATGTTTTGCAGGGCAAGCCTTACATTTATTTTGTAGGAAAGAAAAGCCGTTTGTTGTCGTTTGTAACCGTTTGTTGTCGGCTATTATGTAAAATAGAACTCGTTACTAATCTTCGCAACATAAACCCTAAGCCCTAAGGTTTTTCTTACGAAGAAAGGTAATGATGCTGGATTACAAAATGTAAGTAAATTCTCAGTTCTGATTATAGATTGAAACTTGAATAGGTTTAAAAAATTGTAAAAGGTAAGTAGATGAAGGCAATTATCATCATCGCTATGCGCACGCGCGCACGCAATACTATATATACAAAAACTCTATATATCCTAACTGACTGATATTCAATACTTTAGAATAGTAAGAATTAAACTTGTAGGAAACTACTGCATTTGTAATCCTTGCGAAGCCCCGTAAACACTAGGAAAGTGAAAATAATTTAAAAAAACTTCAAAAAAAATTTGGTAGTTTAATTGTTGTCGTCGTATGTTTGTACTGTCAAAATGAAACAAGTAGTTTTGATAAGTTCTTAAAAGTTTTGCTTGAATGATTGGAAACAATGACATCCCGAAATTGAAAGTTATTACAACAGTTTAACGACGGGCGCTGTTTGGAAACAAGAACAACAAAACAAAAAAATAGTTCATTGACATATTGAAAGTTTACCAGGTAGCACCCTAATTAGTACAAAGCCCGAATTCAAAGGGAATTCTTTGTAGCTTGTAACGGATATCGAAAAAGTAAACAAAAAAATAGCCCTAGAATTCAGAATTTTATTCAATTCGTTTATTGAACTAGGGCACTAACTTTAAAACTTTATTAAAATGACAAATTTATTCTCTATTAAAGACTTAAAAAATTTAGCAATAAAAACAGGCGCTTCTTTTTTTAAAGATACAAATGACACAATAAGAATAGTTTACAATGTAAACGGTATTGATTATACTGAAATGTATTTCGGTAGTGAAGAAAATGGCTTCAAAAAATATTATAACTAATTAAAAACTTAAACACAATGAAACAATTTATTAAAAGAAACGAAGGTGAAATTTACTTCACCATTACAGTATTAGGCTTTGCCGTATTATTAATAATACTAGACTTAAATAACATTATAAAACTTAACTAAGATGAAAAAATTAACAAAATATCAACTACAAAAAATATCTAAAAACTTAGATAAATATTTCAATATGGCTACCGATGAAGACATACAACTAGGTTTAGTTTGGTACCAACAAGCCAACGACATTTGCAAAGATATAGCGCAAAAGTACGACACGACGACGTTTATTGCTTCGGGAGTAATAAGCGCGCTCAGTCCTAGAAACAAATGGGCTAAAAATATTCAGGACGCGTATACAGTCTTTGAGGCAGTAAAAAATAACATCGAGGCGGTTGATACAAAAGTTAGTACGTTTCATACGAATAAGTTCAAAGCCTTCGCCATAGCACAAGGCAAAGTAACGATAACTAGCGAGAGTAAGAAGACGTTTGCATTTTGTGAGAATATTGCGAACTTAAACGAGAACTACATTACAGTTGACGTGTGGCATTTAAGAGCGTGCTTCGATATGACAATGGGCTCAATCGGGGACTTGGCTTATGAGCAACTACAAAAAATTACCTTAAGCAAGGCTAAAAAACTAGGGCTTAAAGGCTTCGAATATCAGGCTATAATATGGGGTTCAATTCAAAACAACTTTTAAAACAATGAAGACAATAAAACAAAATTTAGGGCAAAGCGTATTTGTATTAATACTTTTAACGATAGTATTAAGCGTTTCAATTATCGAATTAAATAAGATAATTAACTAATGAATTACGAAGTATACGAACAAAAGTATAACGGCACGACTAGGCTTATCTATCGTGCCTATGTAGGTAAAGGCTTCATAGAGGCGCAAAGCCTTGAGAGACTAAAGGAATTAATTAACAACCACGTCCCAACAAACGAGGGGACATTTAAAAACTAAATACAATGGATAAATCGTATTCAATTTTTTGCATAGCAAGTCAGTTACTAGAAGGTAAAGAAAGAGACCTAGACGAAGTTTGGGAAACATCAACTAAACTATATGACGAATTTTTAGAGAGTGAGTTCAACGATTATAATCAATCGGAACTAGACTGTATTAATAATTTTTTAACAACTATAACAAAATGAAGACACTACAAATTAACATCGGGTTAAACAATAACCCTTTCACAGCAGAAGAAGTAATAGACTACATCGCAAGTAATAAGGAGTATAGGCTTATGGCCTATCAGATAGTCGACAGCGAATTTCAAGGCAAGGTCGAGCCTACCTTTGTAGGTCTGCTAGAGTACAACTACTCGAGACAGTCAAAGATACTGCAGGACTTCGAGAATATAGCCTCAGTTATGACTCAGGAAAGCATCGCGCTAGTGACCGACAAAATGCAGGTCTTAGCCTTTAATCCTGCCTACGATGGTGAAAATTATAAATTCGATAGTCAGTACTTTAAATACATTAAGATATGAGCAGGTACGTCATCAAATATTGGGCGGAAATAAATGACGAACCGACGGACATCGAAGTAATTATTGAGGCCAATGACTTAATCGAGGCAATGAAAAAGTTCCTAGATAGTAAGCCAGTCTATAGAAAGATAGAGAGTATAGCACTTCTATGCTAGATTATCGACACAACAATGTCGATTTTTTTTAAAAACGTCATAGCCTTGAGGTCAATAGAATCAAGGCTTAACGTTTTCTATGCTAGAATTCTGATTTTTTCTTTACTTTCTAGTTAAAAAAAATAAATAAATAAATAAAAATATATATAAGAGAATATAGATAATAAAATCGACATTCTGACATTGTGTAATTTAATTACACAAATTTAAAAACACGGACAAACTAAAACTAAAAACAATGAGACGTAAAAAAACAGATACGACAATTAACACAATTATTCAAATAACATTATTCACATTTTTTGTAATAATATTTTCAGTATTAATCCAATTATAAAAACTAAAAACAATGACTACAGCAGAAGCAAAACAAGTATTAAGAAACCAGGGTTACTTTGTGGATAACCTTTGGCACGTTAGCGACGTACAAAACAATTTTGAGTGTACGGACGATCAAGCGCAGGACATATTATATTGGTCACTTACACGTGACAATGTAATTGAATTTATAAATGAGTACATTACCGATATTGCAGAGAACGAAGAACTAAAAAGAAAATAACATTATGAAAGTACATATAACAAGAGGGAGCTACGGCTTCGGTCACGAGTGGACACTAGAGGCATACGGCAAGCAATATTATCTAGGGCAGGACGTTAAATTCTGCTCAAGAGTTCTCGGAGTATCTCCGAGTGCTATTGTCTCAGCGATTGGCTCTCCCGAAATAGAGGTGCCTGCAGTAAACAAAAGACTAGCAAGGTTCATATGCGATGAACTAGGCATAACAAGAAAAACAAGTATTAACGCGTGGGACTTATGCGCCCAATAAAACTAAACAAAATGAAACAAAAAGTTTGGGAGCTATGGTTCCTAGTATCAGCAGTAGTATTCGGTGCCTTCTTCTTTGTAGGCACTATAGAGGGAAGCCAAGAGGCATTCCCTAATTTCTTTTGGGGATTCATCCCTGCATTGTTTAACCTAGCCTTATGTTCATACTACGGCACAATACCAAGTAAGTAATGGAGTCAGTAGAGAGACAGGTCAGAGACATCTTCGCGAAGAAGAATATAACCGATAGGGACGTGGTGAGAGCCAACGAACTTATAAGGGTGTGGAAGTATTGGCATAAGTGGAAGGAAGACACGAGCAACCCTATTAAAGCGTACTAGTATGAGACCAAGGATAGTAACTAGGGTAGACATAAAAGCCTACCTGCAGGAAGAAAAGAGACGCAAGAGAGTATACGGCACACTTGTCAGAATGATATCTGATGAGTGTGACCTCTGCTGGACTGACGCAAAAAATCAAGTTAATAAAAATTTGGCTCAGAAGACACTGAGTCATCTATTAAGGAACTGCTAATATGAGGAGGACACTAAGAAGGCACGAAGCCAATACAAACGACAAGTACATAGCGCTTAGGAACGGTGGCAGTATGTTTATTATGCCTAAGTTCAATCATCTGATGATGGACAACAGGCTGATAGAGATAGACATCCCCGAGGAGTACTATAGGATAAATAGAGAGGCTATAGAGTCTATGGCAAAGAACACGAAGGTATTTATACAAAACTTAAGAGAGATATGAGAAACAAGAAAGCAGAAAAAGAGATGCATCGCTTCGACAGGTGGATGCGCACAAAGGTAAAATCAATACACTACGCGGACAACAAGCGTATGTCAGAGGCATTCGAGAGGGTGTACAACAATATAAACGGCACCACCATAAAGGAGTCCTTGTAAACGCTACAATGTAGGTCGAGGTGATGGTCGTGTCGCTGTGTGTGGGTGGTGCCAATGTTTTCATAACACACACAAATCATCTTATGCGTGACTGCTCGGAGAGACGGGCATTATTTTCTAACTTAAAACAAATAAAAATATGGGAAGCGTAATTGATTACATAGAGTGTCCTAACTGCAAAGAAGAAGCATTTAGCGATTACTATTACAAAACAGGTGAAGAATACATTAACTGCAGTAGTTGTGGCTATCATTACTCTTATATTATCAAAAGAGATGACGAGGGTAAAATGATAAAAATAGATGAGAGTAAGGAATTTGCTATTGATAATGTAGTAAGAGAAGAAAAAGAACTTAAAGAACCATATGGTGCCTATAGAATTAAACACTATGACTCTGTGGCAACACAATGTGGTTCATTATCTAACGAGTCAGAATATAACGATTTAGTTCAGAACATCACAGACAATGACAGCCTCATTGAGTCTGCTTCAGTATCAAAACTTTTAAACGAAAACATAATAACAGAAACATTAAAATAACAATGGAACAAATATTTAATCAGGCAGTAGGTGACCTGCTGTCGACAAGGCTATCGACTCCAACATCGGAGTCGTACATCTACAAGGGTGTGAAGATAATTAAGGACGAGGACGGGATACGCATACTAAACACAAAGTTTAACGGGGACTACTACCAAGAGGTGACGAAGGAGGAGTACGATATATTTAAGAAGAACGGATGGAGGACTGGGTGCTACCTAGTAGCCACGCGCAACAACCGCAAGGCTCTGAACATAATCTCGGAGAAGATACAGGAGGAGATTAAGACAATGAAGAACCTAAAGAGGTACAATATGCTCGTAAGGTACAGAGACGTTGTAATCAACAGGTTCGTAACAACATTAGAACTACTGAAGCAATGAGTAAGGTAAGACTAGTGCTGATGTACGATGGCAAGGTAGACAATGATTTTATGACAGAGATGGAGACTCCTAAAAAGAATGAGTCAATAACAATTATAGGAACAGATGATGACTACTTAGATTATAAAATTGAATTTATTCAACACTTTCTAGATAGATTCGGAGACTTTCAATACGTAATGGTAACAGCAATAAGATATGAAGAATAAAGAAACACTTGAAGAAGCTGCTGATAATCACGCTAAAATATTTCAATTTCCATTTGATTGTGATCCTGCAGAAACTTTTATTAATGGTGCTAAATGGCAACAAGAAAGAAGTTATAGTGAGGAAGAAGTAATTGAACTATTACAAAAGGCACTTACACATAAAGATGATGGGGAGATAGGTAGTTTAGTTACAGCACAAGGGGAAATAAGACCTGCTAATTTTTTTAGTTGGTTTAACAAATTTAAAAACAAATAACACTACACATTGTGTAGTATAACGCAAATGAAATATGACAGCAGTAGAATGGTTAGTAAAAGAACTTGGTGAATATCTACCAACTAGCATTAAAGATGTTCAGTCAATGATTGAAGAAGCCAAGGAAATGGAGCAGACTAATACCGACAACAAGGTTATTCACTTTGCCGAATGGCTGACAAAGAAACACACGTTAGCACTGATAATTTTGTATGAACATTTTGAAGAAGAACACTATGGAGACAAATAGAAAACAAGCCATCATAGATATGATGAGAGCAGACGAGGAGTTAGGACTGTACAATCAAGTACACAATTCTGGACTTGAGTACCTGATAAGCGAGATACTGCACGAGCAAGAAATTTACTTTGACGAGGAAGGAGAGTTGACTGAAAAGCCACGTATTCAGTACATGAACAGCTTCAAGTCACACGTCGACCTGACAAGGTACGTTGAGAAGGCTAGGGAGATTGATAAGCAAGACGTGTACGACGAGATGTTTGACACGTTAAAAAGAAACTCAGTAGATAATTCGATCACGATAACTAACGTGGACTTATTTATCAGTAGTTGGAAACGAGAACTTAAAAACAAATAATATGAACGAAAGAACACACGAAATATTAAGGGATGAATTTGCTATTGAATTTGCAGAGTGGTTGTATAAATACGATAATACCAGATTACCTAATGGGAATTGGATTATTAAATTAGGACTTAAACCTTACACGTCAGAAGAAGTATTAGAAATCTATAAAAACAGTAAAAAGACAAGCCAAGAGCAAATCAATTCAGTTATAGACGTACTTAACACTAAGGGTAGTATATCAGAAGGAGACGAGCCAGTGTTAATAGATAACGACTGCACCTGCGACAAGTGTGGCAAGGAGTCCAGAGGCTCTCACTCCTGCCCCTTTGATGAGGAGTTTAATAGTGGGTACTCGGACAGTTGTAACTGCTGTGATAGTTGCAGGAGAGAATGTTTAATGGATATATAAAATAAAACTATGAGAAACATTTTAATAAGATTATCTATAGGATTGACTGTATTTTCAATCATATATTTATTGGTTTCATTTGTAAAACTAACGCTTGATTTTACTCAATGGAGTGAGATTAGCAGGTTTGGCTTTGTATTGTGTGGAGGAATTATTTCATTTGTAATATCCATTGCACCGTATGAAACAAAAAATTTTTAACAAAAAAAACAAATAAGAAATAAAAAAGTATTATATTAGCAAACTTAAATTAATTAAAATGGAAAACGTATTTAAAAAGTTGTCAGAGATAAATGTTTCTGACAAGGTAGAGAAAAAAGGTAACCAAGACTACTTGTCTTGGAGTCACGCGTGGGGGTTGGCTAAACAGCTGTACCCTTCAATGCAACGTGTTGTGTATGAGGACAGTATGACTGGACTTAACTACTTTAACGATGGCAAGACTGCCTATGTTAAGGTTGGGATTGTTATAGACGGATTGGAGCATATCGACTATCTTCCAATTATGGACTTCCGTAATCAGTCTATCCTTATCGAGAAGGTTACGTCTATGGACGTAAACAAGACCATCCAACGTAGTACGGTTAAGGCGCTTGCGCTACACGGACTAGGACTTAAATTGTGGAGTGGTGAAGATTTAGTAGACTCGACAAAGACGGCTAAGGTTATGACATCCACAAAGATCGATCTGGCTGTAAATGACACGAACTGGGCAGGTGTTGTCAAGTATGTTGAAGCCAACAAAACAAAACTAGACCTAGCGACAATCGTTAAAAACCTTAGTGTAAAATATAATTTAAGTACTTCAGTTAAGAAGACCTTAGGTGATTTATTGAAATAAAATATGAAAAATATAATCGAAGAATTAAAGAATGATGAATCTTACTACGGCTCAGTAGGAGCTAAGTATATCAGCAATAGCGATATTAACACGCTTTTAAAGAACCCTCGTATGTTCAAGGTTAAGGAGGAGCCAACGGTTCCTATGATTCAGGGCTCGTACCTGCACACGGCTATGCTTGAGCCTGAGAAACTTGTGAACTTTGAGGTTGTCGAGGCCTCAACTAGGAACACGAACATCTACAAGGATGCTGTTTCACACTCATCATCTTCGATCTTGCTGTTGAAGAACGAGCAGGACGAACTTGACTCGCTTGTGAGTGCGATGAAGGGTAACTTCTTCTTCTACGAGAACATCTACCGAGATGGCAACGTGTTCGAACAGCCAGCGGTTGGTGAGATATTCGGTATGCCGTTCAAGGGTAAGGCTGATATAGTTAGTGAGGACATCCTGATCGACATCAAGACCACCTCAGACATCGACGACTTCAGGTGGTCGGCTAAGAAGTACAACTACGACTCACAGGCTTATATCTACAGCCAGCTGTTCGGTAAGCCGTTGGTGTTCTACGTGGTGTGTAAGAAGAGTCACCGATTGGGCGTGTTTGAACCGTCAGACGACTTCGTTTTAGGTGGCAGAGACAAGGTGATGCGAGCCATCGAGGTGTACAAGAAGTTCTTCAGCAAGGACGCGACTGAGGACATTAACAACTACTTCATACAGGATACGTTATGAGTTCTGAGCAGATAGTTAAGGAGTTGGTTGATAAGTTTAACGAGACCTCTGCAAATAATAAGAAATTTTATTTTACATTTGTGCAGAAAGAAGAGTATATGAACATAGAGTTCGGCATCTCTGAGAATAACTGCTTCGTGTTCAAGGAGTACATAAAGAAGAACGCGGACGCAGACGCGCTGAGGGAGAAACTATTCACGAGGTTTATAAACGACGTGTTTACTAGGATGTTTGATCTGATAAAGAGGAATAAGTATTAACAATTAAATTAAATAAAAATGGAAAAAATTTTTGCAGATGGTTTCGTATTTAAGAGAAACGAGAAGGCTCCTGACTTTGTGGTGGGAGGGATTAGTGTTAAGGTTGAAGATGCTGTGGCATTTTTAAGGAAGCACGACAAGAACGGATGGGTGAATTTACAAGTAAAAAATTCACAAGGTGGTAAGTACTACATCGAGTTGGACACGTTCGAGCCTAAGGCACAACAGCAGGCTCCTGCTCAACAGCCAGAGCCAGTAAATGATGGCACACTACCATTCTAAATTAACCAAGCCCCTTTCACGAGGGGCTTTTTAAACCTTTATTATTATGACACTAAAAGAAAAGTTTGACGCAATAAGTTGTAGTGATTGTAATATGCCTTATTGCGATGTTAGATGCACAATGTTAAGTGAATATGAATTAAATCATTTAGAAAAAATAGCAGACGAATTTGCTATTGGATTTGCAGAGTGGTTAATTAAAAGACCAAGATACAGTAATAAAGAATCTTTAGAAATCTATAAAAAAGAAAAAGGACTATGAGTACAAACGAAAATATAATAGTAGTCGGGTGTAATTATCATACAACTTGGCAAAGTGATAAAAGAATGAGATTTGTACTAAAAGAAGTTGTAGGTCAAAAAGCAAGATTAGCTACAAGACATACAAGAAAAGACTTTTGGACTAATGTTTCTGATTTAATATTTATTCAAACAGGTTACAATAAAACTAAAGCAAAAGAACTATTAGAAATCTATAAAAAAGAAAATAAGTTATGAGAGCACAGGACTTTTTAGATGGAGCATTAAAGGATTTAAAATTTAGAGTTTCATTTCCTGGAGAGTTAGTTACTACACAGAAAGATGTAGATAACTTTGCTATTGGCTTTGCATCGTGGTGTATTAAAAAAAGAATAGACTTCTTTGATAGCACAGAAATTGGAGAGACGTATACTATTGACGGCAATATCAGTAAATATAAAATGAATGAACTATTAGAAATCTATAAAAAAGAAATATGAACAAAAAGAAAATGAAGGCAATATCAGAGGCTTACGAGAGGATCCAGGCTATAGAAATTGAAATCACCGAGGTTCAGACTACGGCAGAGAGGCTACTTGACAACAGCACAAACGTGTGGATCTCTATGGATTTAGAGAGCGACCTTTTAAAAGAGATGAGCACCCCACAGTGGACTACTACCACGGCTTCAGGGTTTTTCTTTTCTTCTAGCGAGATAAAACAAGAGGTAGAGGACAACGGACTAAGCATTCAAGTACCTGACACAGTGGCGCTTGAGATACTAGGTGTTATATTAAGATACAAACAACAACTTATTCAAAATGAAAATAACAATATTTAAGGACATCCGAAGCACCTCAACACCGTTCTACCGTCACATAGACGTGGTGCTTGAGAGGATAAGAACAGGCTCAAGCAGGGAACTTATCGAGAGCATACAGCAGGAGCAGGACAAGTCAACCCGTAACGAGTTGAAGAAGTCACTCCCCGCGATATGCTTCTCAGGTATATTCACCAAGCGTGCCGATAACTCAATAACTGAGCACAGCGGACTGATCTGCCTTGACTTTGATGGATATGCCAGTAAGAAGGAGATGATGGCTGAGAAGCGCTCTATTGCGTCAGACGAGTACGTTATGTCTGTCTTTGTATCTCCGTCTGGGGATGGACTGAAGGTTCTGGTAAAGATACCTCAGGACATTGAGAACCACATCAGGTACTTCAACGCGCTTGAGAGACACTTCAACTCACCGTACTTCGACACCACGTCAAAGAACATATCAAGGGTGTGCTACGAGTCGTACGACAGCGAGATCTACATCAACAAGGAGTCTATGGTCTGGGATCAGATGCACGAGGACGAGTTCGTGGAGATACAGAAGACATCTAGCGCTCCTACTATACCGATCACCAACGAGAACAAGATCGTCGACATACTTTTAAAGTGGTGGACATCCAAGTACGGTATGGTGGACGGTGAGCGTAATCACAACGTGTATATACTGGCTGCAGCCTTCAACGACTACGGGATAAACAAGTCACTGGCGGAGTACATCATAGGTCAGTTCGAGCAGACCGACTTCCCTATGTCTGAGATCAAGATGACCATCAACTCAGCCTACAGCCACACCAATAAGTTTGGCACGAAGTACTACGAGGACACGGCACGTGTGTCTCAGCTTAAGAAGAAGGTGAAGGACGGGGCGACAGCCAAGCAGATTAAGTCTGAGATGACCGACATTGAGGAGGGTGTCATCGACGCGGTCTTGGATAAGATTGATAGCGACACAAAGCGGTTCTGGACCAAGAATGACAAGGGTGCTGTGAGCATTGTTCACTTCCTATTCAAGGAGTTCTTGGAGGATAACGGGTTCTATAAGTTCTACCCTGAGAACACCAAGACGTTTGTCTTTGTCAAGGTCACAAACAACCTGATAGACAATACGTCGGAGGATGAGATAAAGGACTTCGTGCTTGCGTACCTTGAGAATATGGACGACCTGTCGGTGTACAACTACTTCGCAGACAAGACGCGGTTCTTCAAGGAGGACTTCCTGTCACTGCTAGGTTCGGTTGACGTGTACTTCGTGGAGGACACCTCAGACACTGCTCACCTGTACTACAACAACTGCGCTGTCAAGGTGACCAAGGACAAGGTGGACATAATAGACTACATCGACCTTGAGGGTTACATATGGATGGATCAGGTGATAGACAGGGACTTCGCGATATGTGAGGTGACCGAGTGCGACTTCAAGACCTTCGTCTCCAACATCGCGGGTGATGACACCCAGAGGGTTAGCTCGATGGAGAGCACGATAGGCTTCCTTATGCACGGGTACAAGAACCCGTCATACTGCCCAGCGATCATCCTGAACGATGAGGTCATATCTGACAACCCTGAGGGTGGCACGGGCAAGGGGCTGTTTGTCAACGCGCTGTCTAAGATCAAGAAGACGGTCACCATAGACGGTAAGTCGTTTAACTTTGACAAGTCGTTCGCGTATCAGACAGTCAACGTCGGCACACAGGTGCTGTGCTTCGATGATGTTAAGAAGCACTTCGACTTCGAGCGTCTGTTCAGCGTTGTTACCGAGGGGCTCACGGTTGAGAAGAAGAACAAGGACGCGATCAAGCTACCGTTCAACCGCTCGCCTAAGATTATGATAACCACCAACTATGCCATCAAGGGCAAGGGGAACTCGTTCGAGAGGCGTAAGTGGGAGCTAGAGTTCAGGCAGTTCTACAGCAAGGAGTTCACACCGTTTGTGGAGTTCGGACGTATGCTGTTCAACGACTGGGACGAGGAGGAGTGGTGCAAGTTCGACAACTATATGATAAACAATTTGAAGTCATACTTGAGCACTGGACTGATAAAGAGTACCTTTGTGAACCTTAAGGTTCGTAAGCTGTCTGCAGAGACCTGCCACGAGTTCATCGACTGGTGTGGTATGATTGACGGTAACTCTCACAACGACAAGATGCGATTGGATGAGTTGTTATATAAGCAGGATCTATACCTGGACTTTATTATGGACAACCCAGACTTTGCACCAAAGGCTAAGATGACCATAAGTAGGACGCTGTTCTACAAGTGGTTAGTGTCTTACGGACTGTATGTTACGGGTGTAACTCCTCTTGAGGGTAGGGACGCTAACGGCAGATGGATCAAGTTCATCACCAAGGATGGAGACACGCACAACGCTGAAGAGTTTAAGTTTTGATAGATCCAGACGACTTCAGGTGGGCGATACAGAATGACTGGCAGGTGTACATCAAGCCCTACGGAGGTGGGGCGTACATAGCCGTCAGGAAGGGAGGCATAACCGCGTGTGGTAAGGACTACCACTACGATAGGGAGACAGGTATGGAGTACTACTCCAAAGAAAATTTAGGTAAGGTGTATTATAAAAAAATAGAAATGGCGATGGAGGTGTTGCCAAAGGTTTATAAATATTTAAGATATGGAACAGATACTAATAGATAACAAGCACGAGTACGATTACAATTTAGATAATAACCACCACGAGTTGTACTACTCAGACAATGGTGAGTGGTCATACCCAGGAGATTTAGCGTTAAGAATAACAGATGACGGTAACGGATTAGCAGTTACTACAGAAGATGAGAAGCTAGTCTATCTAGACTATGATACAGCAGAGATGCTGACTATTATGCTTAAGTTAATCAACAGAAAAACAACATACGAGGTAGTAACTAAAAAAGAGAGGCTATGAAAATAATAATTGAAGATAAATTCGAGATATACTCTACAGAGTTTACTAATATGGATATATCTATGGAACAGATTGTAAATTCTTTCAAGGGAATGCTTATGAATTACGGGTTTCATATAGATACTATTAACGAATATTTTAAGACAGATGACGAAGTATAAGCTAATTAAAGAGTACCCTGGCAGTCCTAATCTTGGGACTGTTGCAGAGAAAGAATCAAAGATAAAATCTAACACTAGTTATTACTATCGTGAAGGAGACAAAAGATGGTGTATTTATGATTATCACGTCGAAGATAACCCTGAGTACTGGGAGAAGGTTAATGATAATTTGTGGTGGATTGTATTTACTAAAAAAGATACGGTATTTAATCCGTACGAGCCACACCTAATTGAGACTTGTTTATACCAATCTAACGATAGTAGACAGTACTTCAAAACAAAAGAAGAGGCAGAGGAGTTTATATTAGATAATAAACCTTGTTTAAGTTATACTGACATTATGTGGAACTTTAAAGAAGACACAAAAAAGAATATTTTATCTATAGATAAAGATTTGTTAATTGAAATTATAAAATTAAAACTATGAGAGAATATAAAAACAGATACGGTGATGTGTTCACATTTACAGAGGATGATCACCAGGACATTTTATGGGAGGGTAACTTTGAGTACTGCAGGATTGGTATGCCGAATGACTACATAAGGGCTTACGAGGCTTATCTAAAGGATAACGAACACGTTCAATCCTTGATGCCACTTAAACAGTTTAAGGAAGCCGTTCACGAGTATGATGACGAGACGCATCAGTACATATACGACAAGTACGTCAGAATGGTTAGCTCACTGGTTAATGAGATCGAGATGGTGGATCCGTCAGGAGGTCCTTATATCACTAGAGGTATGTCAATGGATGGATTTGGATTCAAGGACTATGTAGTGAAAGATTTCCAAAAGATCGATACTGGTTACAAGATCATCACAGAGAAGTGTGACTACTGCGGTCTTGCAGGTAAGAAACATAAGATGGGATGCGAGACACGTAAGGTGACTATATTCTACGAACAGATGGAGAAGGAAGTGCACCAGAACAGGAGTAACTTAAATGAGTAACAATATTTTTACTATATTTGCACTTGTAGAGTCGTCGCTACAGTAACAATTTTATGCAAATTCCACCAATGATAAAGACGACGACCTTTTGATTTGGTGGTTTTTTTATTATGGAAGTTTGGAAAGATATTGAAGGTTATGAAGGTATTTATCAAATATCTAATTTAGGAAGAATTAAAAGTTTGTCTAGAAAATTAAAAAACAGATACTCTTTTTATTTTTCAAAAGAAAAAATATTAAATTCTAATATTGGGTATGGAGGATATAGGTTTCAAAAGTTAGGAGACAAAATGTTTTCAGTGCATAGACTTGTTGCTGAATATTTTATTGAAAAACCTGAGGATAAAAATATTGTCAACCATAAAGATTTTAATACATTAAACAATAATGTTTCTAATTTAGAATGGGTTTCTCAAAGAGAAAATACACATCATTATGAGTTTAGTCAAAAAAGAAGTTCTAAGTATATAGGGGTTAGTTTTGATAAAAATAGAAATAAATGGACTGCTAAAATAAAAGAGAACGGAAAAACTACTAATTTAGGTAGGTTTGAATGTGAACTAGAAGCTTATAATAAATATTTAAATTATGCAAAAACTAAGGGATTATCAAGTAGATATAGCTAATAAAGGAGTTAATATACTTAAATCAAAGGGAATAGTTTACTACGCGCTACAAGTACGTGTAGGTAAAACTTTAGTATCTCTTGAGACAGCTAGGTTATTTGATGCTAAGAGAGTCTTGTTTCTTACTAAGAAGAAGGCTATATCGTCTATCGAGTCTGACTACATTAATTTCGGCTACGACAGTCACTTCGAGTTGTTCGTTCACAATGACGAGTCTATGCACAAGATCGATGGTAAGTTTGATTTAGTGGTACACGATGAATCACATCGTTTCGGATCATTTCCAAAGCCAAGCCTTGGGGCTAAGACCTTCAAAAAAATGTTTAGTCACATACCTTTAATATTGTTAAGTGGAACTATGTCTCCTGAGAACTATTCTCAGTTCTATCACCAGTTCTGGTGCAGTATGTTCTCACCGTTTAAGGAGGTTAACTTCTACAAGTGGGCTGCTAACTATGTGAAGATCAAGATGAAGCACCTAGGCTACGCACAGGTGAAGGACTACACCGATGCTGACATCAACAAGATTATGAGTGTGATAAAGCCGTACATAATTACCTTCACGCAGGAGCAGGCTGGCTTCACGTCTGAAATTGAGGAGGAGATCCTTAAGGTTAGGATGAAGAACTCTACGTACGAAATGTGCGACAGACTACGCAAGGACCTTGTGATAGAGGGTAAGAACCAGGTCATACTTGCAGACACCTCTGTCAAGCTACAGCAGAAGCTACACCAGATGTACTCAGGTACCATTAAGTTTGAGAGCGGTGACTCTATGGTTATAGATCTAAGCAAGGCAGAGTTTATATCTTCTTATTTTAAGGATAAAAAAATTGGGATATTTTACAAGTTTGTGGAAGAACTTAACGCATTAAAAACTATCTTTGGCGACAGGTTGACTACAGATCTTGATGAGTTTAACAATACCGATAAGTCAATCGCGCTCCAGATTGTCTCTGGACGTGAGGGTATATCTCTGAAGAACGCTGAGTACTTAGTCTTCTACAACATAGACTTCTCAGCCACGAGCTACTGGCAGGCTAGGGATCGAATGACGACCATTGATCGTAAGTTCAACAAGATATACTGGGTATTCTCCGAGGGAGGTATCGAGGAGAAGATCTACAAGTCGGTCATTAAAAAGAAATCATACACAACCAATCACTTTAAAAAGGATTACCTATGACACAGCAAGAAGAATTTATGGAGTTGATCTCAACTCATCCTATTAAGAAATCAGACCTAGGTTTTCACGGTAACTTGTTTGGAGGGAAGTTACTAGCTTGGATGGATGCCTCAGCTGCTGCCTTTGCGATGCAGGTTTGTGACACACCAAGAATGGTCACCGTGATGATTGATCAGTGTTCATTTAAAAAACCTGCAAAGGAGGGGCAACTGATTAAGATTTATGGCAGAGTCTCTAAGATAGGGAACACGTCCATAACAATTTATATGGAGGCTCGATCACACAGCGTTTATTCTGGACAACAAAATACAATACTAGATACAAATATGAAGTTTGTAAGGATAGACGAGGGCGGAGATGCGATACCAATTTCAGGGAAGGTTAAACAAATATATAAAGAGTTATGATAACAAACGAGCAGAATGTTTTAAATGCAAATATTCCAAACCTAAAGTTAAAGGTTCGCAGGAGTTGGCTTACAAAGAATGACGAGGACCTAAACACTTATGATAACTGCTACGCGTTTGCGGTGCAGAGCATAGCAGGTAAGATCCTTACGTTCCACATAATGACGGACTACGGTATGCTAAGAAGTCGAGTGCCTATATCTGAGCTGTTCCTGAAGGAGACAGATAACGACATACCTGCTGACTTCAAGCAGCTGTGGGACTGCTTCAGCGAGAACGTTAGTATTATTGAGTACTTATACTTGGCAGAAAAAAGATGCAAGGTTATACTTAAAGACAAGAGGATGGTATGGGCTACGTACTTATTTACTGTTGATTGGTTTAGCAATCCTTACTCTGACAAACCTACAGACTATAAGTGTGGACACATTCTCTTAGCTGATGACGGCTACATGCTGTGTCAACCCAACAACAGAATATTCTGGAAGGACTCTAACTTCATCACCAATGAGTTCCCAGTTGATCCTAAGGACTTTAAGGTGGACACTGAGCTTCAGTGCGTTGAGGCTAAGAGTGACAGGTGGGTTAGCTCTAATGAGAACTCCTTTTACTATGACATAAACGAGGTAACAAAATGAAAGAAAAGTATATAAAAATGCGCAACACTGGTAGGTATGACCTGCAGTGGTTCTACGACTATTACATACAGAACAGCGGTGATAGTATAGACATAAACACGTTTGGTATGGTGTTCAACTCGGTAAACCTTGATAATATACTTGAGCACATCGATAAAAAGTTTGGACTGACAAGGGTTTACGATAAGAACAATAACTTTATTAAATTATATGACTGAACAACAAATACAAGCCAAGAGAATTAAACAGCTCGAAGCAGAGGGATACTACGTCTTGAAGCTCATAAAAACAAATCGCAATGGTATACCAGATTTGATAGCTATCAAGGAAGGAGAGGTGTTGTTCTCAGAAATTAAGACACCTAAGGGTAAGCTGTCTGAGATACAGAAGTACAGAATGAAAGAATTAGAGAGTTACGGATTTAAAACAGAATTATACAATGGAGAATAATATAAATGAACTAATAAAAATTATGGAGTTTGAATATAATGTAGACATATTCAACAGTAACAGGACGCAGGATTGTGTCGAGGCTAGGGCTATATTTTCAAAGATTATGTACTCGTACCATCATATGGGCTACACAAAGATCGGAAGGTTGCTTGGAAAGAACCACGCCACAATATACCACTACATCAAGAACTTTGATTCCTGGATGAAGTATGACGACAGGCTGAGAAACAAGTACTTTAACGTCTTAAACGTTTACTCTAAGGGATTGGAGATAAAGGACATAAACGAGACCAACAAGGTTTGGTACGATAATATAGTTTTATCAACAAAAGTTGAGAAGCTTGAGAATAAACTGAAGTCTGGCTTGCACGCGCTTGTTGACAAGGTTCCAGCGGACAAGGTATCTATAGTTTACGAGAGGCTTGAATCAATAATCAAGATGAACTGTTAATAACTTTTTACGTCATAAATTAATTTATGACATAAATTGCAATAAAAAACACACAAAATGAGTAATACAGCCCACGTTAATTCGGTTATGAAGTCAATAAATTTGTACACCGACAACATCTATGAGAGCCTTATGGATGGAGACAGAGATGAATTGAACAGAAGCATCTACCTACTAACAGCTCTGCTTAAGGAAGTACAGCAGACATTTAAAGAAGAAATATAATGAAACACAACTATCCAATTGAGATGCAGGAGAGGGTTCTCTCTCTTGTGTCCGAAGGGTTATCTATAACCGCAGCCTCCAGGGAGGCGTGCAAGGAGTATGGTTACCCTTACGAAGACTCTATTAGGAGACACTTCTCAAACCATATAAACAAGGTTAACGAGACCACAGAGAACATAACATATACTGACACTAATCAGTACGAAGCTGATACTCAGCTATCTGCCAGAAAGTCAGACGGAACCCTTATGAATATTGAGGAGTACTGCAGTATCTACGGTATACCTTTCGAGCAGGTTAGAACCTATAAATTAGTAACCCATACTGGAACTCCGTACTATAATATTGCTAGTAACGTTATAAAGAATGAAGAGCTAGGTAATCTTTATGAATTATTCTTAAATGATTTAAAGTCTTACGCTCCTAAGTATAATACGTATAAGAGGCAAGAATATATTGATGGTCACTTACTAATAGTAGATCCAGCAGACGTTCATATCGGTAAGTTATGTAGCTCATTTGAGGTTGGTGAAAGTTACAACAATCAAATAGCAGTCAAAAGAGTTATGGATGGTGTTGACGGAATATTAAGTAAGGTCAACAGCTTTAATATTGATAAGATATTATTTGTTATTGGTAACGATATCTTACATATTGATAATCCAAAGAGAACCACTACAAGCGGAACTCCACAAGACACTGATGGAATGTGGTACGATAACTTCCTGATAGCTAAACAGTTGTATGTAGATATTATTGAAAAGTTAATATGCGTTGCTGATGTAGATGTGGTGTTTAATCCATCTAATCACGACTACACTAACGGATTCTTTTTAGCTCAACTTATAGAGACTCACTTTAGAAACTGTGATAATGTAAAGTTTGATTGTAGTATTTCACATCGTAAATATTTTACTTATGGTAAGAATTTAATAGGCACTACTCACGGAGACGGAGCAAAACAACAAGACTTACCTCTGTTGATGGCTCACGAAAGTAAGGACTGGGTTAATTGCAAGCACAAGTACTTTTACATACATCACTTTCACCACAAGATAAGTAAGGATTATATGAGTGTTTGTGTTGAAGCTTTAAGAACTCCTAGTGGTACAGACAGTTGGCATAGCCGTAATGGATATGAGCACGCGCCAAAAGCAGTTGAAGCGTTTATTCACGATAAAAACAATGGTCAGATAGCCAGAATAACACATTTATTTTAATTAATTATGACATACTTAGACGAACACATCAGAGATATAGTGGTAAATGAACCACAGGTATTAGAGTTTCCTAAGCTAACTGGAGACTCGATAGTAAACAACGTCATAGAAAGCTTTATAGAGCGTTCTAACGTAGGATTTGCTAAGTACGGAACTAACTTAGATCGAAAGGATTTAAGCTTCTTAGACTGGCTGAATCACGCCCAACAAGAGGCAATGGATATGATACTATATTTAGAGAAACTAAAACAAGAACACAATGGGTAGAAAGGCACAAACAATAACCCCAATGCAGAGGATAAAGATAGTGATGAACTACCTTCATTTGCGTGGCGGAAATAAGGAATCTGTAAATAATGTATACAGAAAGATTGTTGAAGAGAAATTTAAGGGAGCTATTTAGCTCCCTTTATAAATTTAATATATTCTTTCTTAGTCATATCGGCTGGTCTCACTTCTTGAACTCCTTTGTATTTTTTTATTTTATATTGACCTTCCATAACAGTATTATACATTTGCTTAGCGTCTTGTCTATCTAATGCTTTAGACTTTACGGCTTCCTTTAATTGATTTTTAAATTTAGTAATCTCTTCTTTGCTTAATTGGTCTATAGCACTTCTTTCAAAAGTCTCATATATATATTGCAACTCTTTTTTTTCTGGTTTACTTCCAAAGAATGCTTTTACAAAAGGTAATCTTCTTAAAGAAAATTCATCCTTATCTTTCATTTCTTTACCGTGTATAGACTCCACTACTTCTTTAACTGCTATCTTACCAGTATATCCAACATCAGCTATAAATTTACCAGTTCCTCCTCCAAGCGCATCGTAATAGTGATCTAATATCTCTGGACTAATATCTACATAGCCTTTCTCCATAGCGCTTCCACCAGTCCATTCATTTAGCTTCTTGGCAGTCCATAAAGATTCAGTTCTAACTGATTCAAAATACAAATCACTTTCTTTTTTCTTAGGTCCAAACTTTGGTTGCTCAGGTTTTATTGGAGCCCCAAAGAAATTTTTATTCTCAGATTGTTGAACAAAAGGATCAAATGCTGTTGGAGCTACTGCTTGTGACAATGTAGGTCCTTGTAATGGAGATATCTGATTGTATATAGTCATAAACATTTTTGATGTTGCCTCAGTAGCATCTTTTCTTCCTGTAGCTACATCATATGTTAAATTACCAGCATACTTAAATACATTTAATCCATAAGCCATTGGAAGTAATAATGGTTCTTGCTTAGAATCTTTAGGATTAACCAATACAAAGTTTCTTTCTTTTATTCCGTCATCTATCTTTTCATCGTCATCATCATCTCCTCCTAAATGAGAGTTAAGCGCTGCCTCTAAAATACCATAAGCAAACATACCTCCAGCTATAGTTCTAGCTGTTTTGGATTTAGATAATGAAGTAGCCATTCTAACCGTACCACTAAGACCAGCGGTAGCAAATAAATATAAACTATCCATTAATCCTCCCCACGTACCTTTATTCTCAAAGTTAACGGTTATATTCTTAGCGGCTCTTGCTGCTTCCTCAGTAGATACTCCTGCATCTTTTAACGCCTTAAATGTACTAAGTCTTACTGACTGTTCTACTACAGACTGAGCAAGCATAAGCGTGTTGCCTAATTTGTTTAGCGCTGCAGTATACATCTTCTCTCCCTTGTTTATCTTCTCGATATCTTTTCTCAAGCTATCCACATACTCTTCAAGAGTTTCTTTTTGAAACCAAGATACCTTACCTCCACTATCTCTATATTCCTTAGCTAATTTAGCCCACTCAGAATCATATTTGCCTTTTGAGTCTTGTATAATACCTTTACCAGCAGATTTTAAATTTTTAGGATTTGCTATCTGTCCTGTAACATTTTTTATATCTAAGTCTTTTATCTCTGACTGGATATTTATTAATGCAGACTGGTAATCTCTTAAGAAGTTTGTAATCAAGAAGTTAGGGTTCATTAATGTAGCAGTAGATCTTATCCAACTATTTATTACATAAAGACCTCTTATACCTCTTTGAATACCTTGACTTTGAAGAGCATCTCTCATAGCCTTATCTTTAATCTCTACATAAACTGGCTTACCATCTACCTTTAACTCTACAGAATCATTAATTAGTTTTTGTGATGTAGTCGGTAACATATATTTTATATCACCATTAGAATCTAGAATAGCTGTGTATTTAGGTTTATGCACCTCAAATACTTCGTTATTTTTATCAAGTTCGGCAAGATTTATTAACGCTTGTGCTGCTTGGTTTCTTTCTCCTCTTGCTACTGTATTTTGATACTCAAACATAGAAGAAAATATAGGGTTATATCTGTCTGTATATTTATATAAATCACTACCCTTAGCCTTAAATATATCTCTACCTTTAACACTTGCTCCTGCTCCTGCTCCTCCAGCTCTTTTTGTCATAGCCTTTTCAACTACTTGAAGAGGAACATAGTTCTTATATTGAGTCTGTAATTTATCGTATAAATCTTGATCTATAAGACCATACTTTAATTTGTCATCAAGCGCAGGTTTAATTACCTTCTCTCTAAACTCCTTTGCATACTTATCAAATAATTCTTTTTTACCAGACTTCTCTACATTATCTATAATTTCTTGAGCTTGTTCATTCGTCATACCACTACCAGCCTCTTTAAGTAATTTAACCTTTCCTTGTCCAGATATTAATTTCTTTAACTCATTCTCGTACCTTGTTTTTAAGGATTTAGTTTCAGCATTCTTTATCTTTTCATTTAAAGCGTCTACTTCTTTTTTAAAGTTTTCTTCTCTTTCAGTGGCATTAGCTAAGTTTCTTTCTTCAGCGTGCAACGCATACATATACATACCTACCTGGTCAATATCTACACCGTCTTTTTTAGCTCTATTAGCCCAAGAATTTTTATTGCTTTTATCAAAAATTTCTTTTTGTTTATCCTCTATAATGTTTATAGTCTTTCCAACTAACAGCTCAAACTTCAAGGCAACATTAGCTTCCTTAAGTATCTTTATACCTAAAGCGCCTTCCATTTGTTCTTGAACATCTTTGACTCTTATCATTTTATTTTGAAAAGCCTGTATAAATTTCTTAAGCCAAGACTGATCCTTTAAGTTTATTAAATTAGGAGCTTGTGCAGCTTGATCAACAGCTTGAGATGTTGAGTACTTACTAACAGAGTTATAGTATAGGTCTTTCTTTTGTTCTTCCGTTAAGGAATTGAAATCCTTATCTTTAGACATTTCATTAAAGAAGTCATCCATATTAGCAACTCCTTTAGATATCACATCTAACCCTTTAGATTCCATTTCCAATGGCTTCTGAGTAGACTGATAATAATCAGCAAAGTCTTTCTCTATTGATGCTCTTTTATCTTCACCTAATAAATTAACTATATCGTTAATAGCTTCCTTAACAGCTTCAGCAAACTCAATACCTTTATCCATTAACTCACCAGTCTTTTCGATAGCCTTGGCTAATGCTTCTTTCATAGTATCAGCATCAACACCTTGCTTTTTACCACCCTCAATATTAGCTTTAAGCCAATCAGGTAAATCTAAACTTCTTACTTTGTCAGCTAACTCTTTTGCTTTCTCTGTATTTTTTTTAGTTGGCTCCGTAGGTTTTTGTGCAGTTTCATAAATTGATTTACTTACCCACTCAGGAAGTAATCCTATTTTTTGATCTGCAAAAGGTCTTTCTGTAGGAGATAAATATCCTTTATCACCTTTCTTTTTAATGGATCCGTCTTCATTACGCATCCCTTTATTAAAATTAACCCAAGAGTTTTGACCTCTTGTTTCAGTAGTCATAGCTCTTCTTGCTTCTGGAGAATACATTCTTGAGTGAACATCCCAAGCATTTTCTTCACCTTTAGCTCCAAATGAATTACCTCTTTCTCCGTGTCCAAAAATATCGTGAACAAATCTAAAGGCATCATTAATTAATAGTTTCTTACCATTCTTATCTGTAAAACCACTATCTTTTAATAAAGGATTTTCTTGTCTGTCTTTTTCAGTTATAGGTGTATCTCCAAATCCTTCCTCAGTTGAAAAAACATATAAGTGCTTATTATCTCTAAGATCCTTAAGCATTTCTTCAGAGTTTTTATAAGGTTCAGTTTTTCCGTCATACAATTCAACAGTGTATCCATTATCTATTAGATATTTGAACTGATCCATAGTTTCATTAGCCATTGCATTATATGCGGCTTTAACCTCAGGATCATTTGGATTACTCTCCATCTTATCATAAGCGTCAGCTATTTTCTTAGAATTCTCTACGTCTATATCTGTTATTCTTTCTCCAGCATCAACAGTTATTCCTTTAGATTTTTTATAACCCTCTGCTGTCTTTATTACGTGCTCTACAGGCTCTGAAAACAATCCTTTACCAGCAGTTAAATCTTCCTTAGGAGCAACTATTTCTTTTACTTCAATAGGTTTTGTTTTTCTTAAAACAGGAAGGTCTATTTGTACACTTGCCTTAACTCCTGGTATATTTACTTTTTCTCCTGAATACCTTATATTACTTTCGTTTAAACCTAAATTTTCTAAATATGGAAGTAGAGCTTTTTTAACTGTTTCAAATTGATCTTTTGTTATTTTTATATTTTCAAAATTACCTTTATTAACATCAACTCCTAATTCGTTAACTATAGCGTCTCCATTTATAGCTACAGTATTTGTTAATATATTTCCTTTTTCGTCATATTGTAATTCATATCCTCTGTCTAATTGTTGTTTCCAAACTCTTAAACCGTCGGTAGAAATAGATGTTTTTTCAGTGTATTCGTGTCCTTCAGGTAATAACTTTTGAACACCTGAAATCATTGTTTTAAAATCCTCTTTATTTCTTGACTGATTTTCAAACTTAGAACTCCATTTGTTAGTAGGTTTGCCGTTTTCGTAAAGACGATAAAACCCAACAAAATCATTATCTGTCTTTCCTGTTGCAATTACATCAACACTACCTGTATCTGGATGTGAATATTCAACAATCTCAATACCCTTGTTTTCTCCACGAGATATAGGAACTGCTGCTTTATCACTATCCCCAAGTTGTTTAGAAAAATCTCCTACCCCTATAAATAAATTTTTATTTTTTATTTTAGCTTCTGTTTCAGCTTGTCTCTCTGCAATAGGTCTAGTATCTATTTTTTCTTCAATTACTTCAGCAGGCTTAACTTCTTCTAACGCTTTCTTAGCCTCGGCAGGAGTAACCTCAGTAGGCTTCTGAACCTTCCACAGCTTAACCTCCTCACTGTTCTCTACTCTCTTCATAGAAGTGTATCCAGCTGGAACTTCAGTAGGCGCTTTCTCTCCCTTTGCCTCGTAATAGTAAAACACATTCTTCTCAGGAGCTTTCACAATCATATTCTCAACTTCTTTTGAGTAAATTTCAAAAGCTCTTTTGGTTATTTGTTCATTACTTATTACAATATTTTCTTTACCCTCAGGATTTAACTCCTTAGTCAACTGAGTTAATGCATCACGTTTTAATCTATCTTGTTCTTTTAATGGAAGATTATCAATAGTCTCAGGAGCTTTCACACTCATACCTTCTGCCTTTTCAGTTTCAACAACAGCTTCCTCCTGAATTTGATTTTCTTGAATATTTTTTATCTGCGTTCTAAGAGCGGCAGCCTTATCCTTTCCAGTCTGTGTTTTATTTCCTTCTAAACCTTGCAACTCCTTTTCTAACTGAGTGATAGCATTAAGACTAGGCTCGTTTAAATCAGGATTGGCTTTTTTAACATCTTGTTTGATTGAATTTGTTACAATCTTATCTTGTATTTTAAATTCTTTACCAGTGTAGTCGTTCTTTATTTTAAAATCTGTAGCAGCTAACTGCTCAGGAGTCATCGTATTTATTAACTCGTCTATTTGATCAGCATCAACTTTCTCTCCATTAACTCTATACGAAGGTCTAGCAAGTCTTGCTTGAATAGTTGATCTTACACCACCTGGTAACTCAGCAATTCCTTCAAGTGCTATTTCAGATACGTCCATTTCCTGTCCTACCGCACCTCTTGCTGTAGCCTCTCCTAAAGAACCTCCAACAGACTCTACTCCAGCACCAGCAGCTGTTGCACGTACTACAGCTCCTTTAGTCACTGCTCCAGTTGCTGATTTAGCAGCTGATTTAGTCATTACTTTAGCACCAACACTAGAAGCTAATTTACCTGTAAGTGCGTCAACAGTACCTATTATAACACCTCTTGCAATAGCTTTATTTCTAATTGAATTTAATTTTTCTGGATTTTCAAGTATAGCTCTTACATTCTCTTTGGTCATATCTTCTCCCTTAAGCTCCTCTGCAAGTAATTCTCCAAATGTAGATCCTGCCTCAACTACTGAACTAGCTACACCAAACGCATAAGGAATTGAAGCCTCTGCTCCTGCTATTGCACCTGCAGCTGCTCCACCAACAGTTCCTACAACAGGAAGAGTTACAGTGCCTGCACTTGCCCCTGTTGTTGCTCCAATAGTAGCTCCAGCACCAATAGTCGCAGCACCTGATAAAAGTGCGTCCTTATTAGTAGCCATTCCAACTAATGAGCTTGTTATTAATTCAGCTACTACTGTTGGATTTTTAAATATCCCTTTTACAACTCCCCAGAAACCTTTTCCTTCTTCTTCGTATGTTTTAGTATAATCCTGCATCTCATCAGAAGGCTTCATCTGTTGAGCGTCTTTATTTGCGTCAATGAATTTTTGTATTTGTTCAGGAGTAGCTTTGTGTCCTTTAAGTAATAATTTATCTGCAGCTTCAGCAAGAGTGCCTTGTCTATATCCTGCCGAAACACTACGAGCCATATCGTCTACGAAGTCTCCAATTCCTATAGGAACTATTTTGTCAACCCCTCTTAAAAAATTACCAAAACCTCCTGTAAAGTAATCTTCTTCTTTAGGAGGTTCAACTTTTTTAGTTACAGCAGGTGCTGCTTTTTTTGTAGGTAATGTTGCAGTCTTCTGTTGTTCACTAATTATAGCTCCAATTACACCTTTACCTCCAAATGGATCAATGCTTTGAAAAGGATTACCTGTTTGACCACCTAAACCACCCGAAGCCTGCGCTCTTGTTGGTGGCTCATTATTAAGATTCATAATACCTCTTAGACCTTCGGCATATTTTTTTTGTTCTGGAGTAACATTACCTGCACTTGGATCGCCAGATAAAATTCTACCTACAATAGTTTCTCTCTGATCTTGTATATTTGAAGAATAATTTTTAAAAGATTGTTTTTGCTCAGGAGTTAATTCAAATGTTGGTCTTGGATATCCATTACGCATTGCAAGTCTAGCTGACTCATTTATTATAATACCTTGTTTTTGTTGATCAGTTAATCCAGAGTATGGATTAATAATAACCTTGTTATCTTCAGTAGCCATACCTCTTACGTGAGGATTTTCTTTAAAATATTCATCTTCTCCAGGATATAGTTTATCTCTTAAAGAATATGAAGGTAATGTTGCAGTCTTCTGTTGTTCACTAATTATAGCTCCAATTACACCTTTACCTCCAAATGGATCAATGCTTTGAAAAGGATTACCTGTTTGACCACCTAAACCACCCGAAGCCTGCGCTCTTGTTGGTGGCTCTGTATCCGATGAAGTACCTGGAGTGGTAGTTCTCGTAGGAGATACCCCAGCAGCTTCTTGTGGAGTGGATACTGAAGACACTTTTTTTTTTACTTCACCAAAAGACACTTTTTTTGCGTATTCTGGATATTTTTCAATAATTTTTTTAGCTAAAACAATATCGTCAACATCTTTATATTCAGGATATTTAGCTTTAATTTTTGCTGAAAATTGTTGGGGTGTTAATGGTGGATCTTGAGTTTCTTCCATAATATTATTATATACCTAAATTTAACCGATCGTTATTATTTACATTAGAACCTCCTCTAGCTTTAGCAATTCCTTGTTCTAAAGTACCAGCATAATATTGTTCAGCTTCTTCTATACTGTTAAATGGTTGTCCAGTTGATGGATTTGGTATTTGACTTACATACATAGAAACAATATCTCTATTCTTATCTGCTGTAATTTTATTTGTCTTAACAGGAACCTTTTTCCCTAACTCATCTGTTTTATACTTAATAACATTACCCCAAATATCTTTTCTAACAACGTTTTTACTAGTCTCATCTATAAATCCTTCACTAGATTCCTTACCTGTTATAGTATATCCTTGTAAAAATAAACTTCCTTTTTTTGTTTTAGGATCTACTTCATAACCTATTTTTTGAACAACGTGTTCAATTCCTTTTCCTCCAGAAAATGATACATTACCAACAGATTGAGATACTCCTGAAGTATATTTTTTACCAGTTGATGAAGTTTTATTAATAAAAGCAACCTCTCCAAAAGCTGGTGGCGGAGGTGTTTTTTTAGGTTCTATAGGTTCTCTAGGAGCAAACTCAGCTCTTGGAGTCTCTTCGTATTTAACTTGAGATAGTAACTGTCTTTCAAATATTTTCTTAGCCTCTTCACGCATCTCTGGAGTGATATCAGCAATAAAAGTTCCGTTACTTTGTTTTGCTGTAATTTTTTTAGAGGCATTATCTGAATCTGTTAAAGTCAAATCTGTTTTATAATCTCCATACGTGGTAAGTATGTCAGAAATTTTATTATTGTTTACAGCAACTCCATTAAACGCATTATCTAAAAAATTAGCATAGTCTGTATTGTCTTCTTGCTTTGGAGTTTCAAGTGTTCTTACTCCATCTTTCATATATACAGTAATAAAAGGCTTCATATCCTTAGCATACTTATTAGCCTCGTCTTGAAGATTCATTCTTAAATCAGTATAATTTTGTACATTAGCCAAAGTCTGCGTAGTAATAATTCCTAAAGAGCTATCGTACGGTTTACCTGTATTAGGATCTATCAAAGCCGTATTAAGAAAACCATCATTTCCTTGAATTAACTTTTTATCTCTAAAATTTTGAAACCCACCTACCACATCTTGTACAGCGTTTGCTAAGTCTGTTGTAAGCCCTTTCTTTCTTAAATCAATCGCTTGTGTATATATTGGATTCCAATTTTTTACAAAACTATCTAACTGAGCTATACTTGATTTTGTATTTTGACCGAATATAGCAAAATCAGATCTACCTATTTTTCCTTCTTTAAGTAATTTATATCTTTCAAAATTATTAAATTTAATTAGATCAGCAGACTTCTGCATAATAGCTCCTAAGTTAGGATCACTACTAGCAGTAATCTCGTTAGCCTTTGTAAGGATATCGTTGGTAAGCTTCTTGTCAGCCTCTCTATTCTCGTAACGCTGCTGTTCTTGAGCCTTTAGGTTCTGGTTTACGTTGCTGATTACAGTACCCCAATCAAGCGTTGGAGCTGCACCTATTTCAGCTGGATTCTGATATTGATAATAATTTGACATAGATTATACTTTTTGTTGGCTCATAAGTTGCATAAATGCTTGAATCATCTTAGGATCTATCCCCTGAGTAGATTGAGAGGATGGTTTTGCAAATGAAGTCCCTCCTAATAATCCTTGAAGTTTATCTTCCATTCCAGCAAGTCCTCCGTAAGTTCCTATCTGAGAAACACCCTGAGTTAAAATCCCTCCTGCCCCCTGTAGCATAGCTTGTTGCTGTCCTATCTTAGCCTTCTCGGCAGCCATAGCAGCGATCTGAGCTCCCTTAGCCTCTTCCGCAGCAATCTTAGACAAGTCATCCGCCTGCTGTGTAGCAGCTTGAGCCTTCATAACATCTAAGTTATATAGTCTATCAGCTAGAGCCTCTCTAGTCTTTGCTTGACCTTCTATTGTAGCCTCTTGAACACCTTGAGCACCTCCAATTAACGATCGTTGATCCTGAGCTAAAGCATTTATTGCTTCTGAACCAGCAGCAGTACTCTCTCTAAACTGTCTATCATAAGCCTCTGTAGGCACTCTTAGAGCCTCGTAGAAATTCTGCTCCTGTAGTCTTTTCATTTCAATTAATGCTTTATCTGAAGCTCTTTTCGCAGCTCTCTGTGCGTCAGCAGCCTTTCCAGCCTCAGACATAGATAAAAGTGTTGAAACACCTGACAGACCTAATGGTAAAAAACCAAGGGCTTTAGATAATCCTGTTGCACCTTCAGTAAGATCTCCTGCACCTCCTAATAATCCTTGAGCAGTACCTGCTGCGTCAGGAGTAAATCCTATGCTGCTTGGTAGAGCAGCAGCTGTAAAACTTGAACTTGGCGATGTAACTGCCGCAGCTTCTTTTGACATATTATAATACTTTTATATATTCGTTATAATCTTTTCCTGACATTATGTAGTCTTCATCTGAAAACATTTTTTTTAAAACTGGAGTGCCAGTAACTGTCATAATTATTCTATATCCGTCACGCTTCATAACCTCTTCAATATACTTGTTAAGAATATTTAACGCTCCAGATCTTAATTCCTTTGTACTTTTTTTATTACCTGTAACAAACCCCATTAAGCAAATATCTGAGTCCCCTACATATACTGGTATAGCATATAAATCTATACCGTCCATACTAACCACAAACATTCTATCAGGTAGCGATGTGTATGACACGTGTGGAAAATTCCATTCATCCCACCACATACATAATGTATTATAAAAATCAACTTTATTTTCTAATCTACACTGATGCATTATGCAAAGATAATAATTTTAAGGATAACTTTTAAATACGTTTGATTTAACTGAGAATAGTTCAACTCTATCTTTCGATCCATTCTCCAGCTCGTACTGCATATAGTATCCACGTGCACCGTAAGATTCAGCCACGCTGTTCTTTATGTACAGTATGTAGTCTCCGTTACTCACTGCGTTAGCTAAAGGAGGCGTGTTATTTATTGTTATAGACGTGTTCGTAAATGCTGTAATAGCACCTATAAACTCTATAGTTCCAGCATCATTTCTGTACGCCAAGTCGCCAATACTTACTATTGTTCCTATGTTAAACGTGAAGTTTAAGACGGTAGTAGCAGTCCCTGGATCATCCACAGTGTCTACCGATCCTACACCCTGAGCAGATCTAAGTTTTAAGTTATCATCGCCTGATAGGCTACGGATATATGCGAACCAGTTCCCCTCCTTCTCTACAAAGTAACTTGAGTCTATCTCTCCAGTAGAGAGGTCTGTTATGACAGAGCAGCTCCAGGGGCTATTCCCATAGGTGGCAATAGTCTTGAAGTTCTTGATAGTCAGAGGCTCCTTATTAAACACAGACGTTACCTTAGATGGTTCAAACGCATTTGGTGAAGGAACTATTGGAAAATCAACCCTATCCCACCAGTCCTGGTAGAACGTGTTCCTGTTTACATTGGTGTTGTGCTTGTACAGCTCACCTCCCTTAAAGGAATAGAACGCTCCGTTCATACCTACCATCATCTCTGGGTGGTATGAAAAGAATGATGTCCATCCCTCTACGTTCTTGTTGTATGTTAGTGTGTACTTCATATTTTATTATGGTGGTGGTGCGGGGCAATTTTCTATTACTGTTATTAATCCATCATTATCTATCTGACAAACATAAGTGTAAGAAGATGTGTCGCATAAAAGTAAGTACATAGTATAGTACTCATTATTACCCTCAAAAGGATCTAGTATATTGTTACTGTTGCACGCTATATTTTCATTCTCTATAACACATCCTACGTTTCCGTATATAAATACAGTATTTTCTAAAGCCTCTCCACATATATCACTACTCACAAACCCATCACTTCTTAATCCTTCTGTTAACTCTATACTTCCGCAATCAATCTCTACAACACCAGTGACAGATATTATCTCTAGGTACTCTATAACAACAAGGTCTCCTAACCATATAAGATCTTGTGTTATGGTATACGCGTCTGCATTCACATAGGTTATGCTACCTCCGTCTGGGTGTAATATATCGCCTTCCTCCCAAACACCTTCAAAACACTTGCTCTGAACCTCACATCCAGGGCAAGGGACGGGATCTAAAAGCACTCCAGATAGAAGCTGTCTGTATGTACCGTCAAGTAAATATAATCCGTCTGGAGCTAACTCTGTCTGTAGCTCGTCTAACCAGATACTTGTAGCGGTATCGAACAAGTCTGAGTCTATGTAATAGCTTCCAGTAGAACACGCTCCACAGCATAATGAGAAAGGATTGCTCTCGTGATAGCACAGCTCTATCTCTAACATACTTCTATAGTCCCACACAAGGTATAGGTAGTCAAAACCTGACAGCACAACATCATTTATAGTCGCACGATACTCTCCAGTTATTGGAGTTATAGTGTTTAATAAAGGAAGTAAATCATTAGCAGTGTATAGTGTGTTAGATACTAAATACTTGAACGAGTTTAGGACTGGATTAAATGTAAACGTGTCTCCCTCTATCTTTTTCGAAATAAGTGTTATATCACTTCCATCTGCTGGTATCATACCTTGAGACAGTCCTCCAAACTGACTTGCGTATAGAGATACTCCGTCCGCCTCCATAGTTATAAAGTCACCTAAACTTGGGCTGCTGTAGCCTGACAAACTCCATTTATAGCTGTTATGTATGGTCTGATCTTCTAATCCTGGGTTGTTATATACAACTCTGTATACGGTTATATAATCAACTATATTTACGCACGATGTGCTTGTAGAATAAGACGCATCGGTAGAAGTTATAGTAACTCTGATAATGTTAGGAAGAGCCGCTGTCTTTTGAAATACAAATGTATAGTCATCAGGATCTGTTAAATTGTCATCCCATATAATATCATCATCGTACTCAACCGTAATATCAACCTCTCCGTCAAACAACGTAAGGCTTACAGTAACCTCCCCTATCTCGTCACCTATCTCCACATCAAACTCGTACACTCCATTCACATTTTGTTTAGCTATTGTAACACCACACCCGTAAACATCTAGCTCTGTAGGCATAGCTGTCTCAGTAAGGTGAAGCACGTACTCATCCATATACGGATCATAACCACCTATCTTAAAGTAGTTTGGAGAGTTCTTAAACTCGTCTCTGAACCAGTACTTCATACCCATATCAGATACAACACTAAGCGCATCACTCTGAGCTGATCCACCTCTTAGGTTTAACACTGAATTACGCTTGATATCTGTAAAGTAAACCTCACCACCAAACACTGCAAAGCTCTCAGGGTTGTTACTAATTCCGTAGTCCTCAATCCTTGCTATCTGAGTACCAAGTACCTCTGGTATAGATGCGATCTGTCCACCTCCAGCGGAGTCAGACAGTAAGTTCTTTCCAGCCAAAACATATGACACCTTGTCCTCTTGAAGAACTAGAACATCTGTACGTCTTGCATATAACTTATTGATAGGTCCGAAAGACTTCTCTAGGTCCTTAAAGTTTGCTAAAGAAAGATTGAACTCGTTTAGTTTGTTTATGTTTGTCTCTGCATTGTATATCCCACTGTATGTCATAGACGCGTACCTGTCAGCCTTTCTATACTGCTCCTGAGCCACAGCTGTAACACGCTCACCTAAGTAGAACGGATCACCAGTAAGTGCATCATTTATCTTATAGGATTCAACTCCATTACCAAAGCTAAAGCAGTCGAAGAAGTTAAGCGTCACAATAGCTGGTAATGAAGATGTCTGGTCTTGGTCTGCATCTGCGTCACCACTCATATGATATCCATTGGTGATAGGAAAGCTATCGCTACCTTCGTAGAAAATCTCTCCGTCAGCATCTAAAGCATCTGTCTCAAATACAATAGTTCCATTAGCTAATTGTAGCGTCACACTTATGTTGTTGTAAGCTGATTTACCACTACAAGCTGGTATTCCAGATGCTGTTACTAAATACATACTTCCATCCCACTCTCCGTCTTCCTCTACCTTACAAAAACCAACTAGGTTTAATCCTGTTTCAGCAGGTTCTAATAGTGGATATTGAGGTTGTGGAGGATCATCTAAGTTCTGATTTGCAAAAAAATTCCATCCATTAATTTGTTGTGTCACTGTAATACCAGCTAATTCATCGCCTCCGCCTTGAATCCCAGTATCTAACTGTACATTTTGAGCTATAGCAAATTCATAGAAATTATCGTAGTTAGCGTTAGCCACTATTGTTTTTTCATATAGATAACTATAAGAACCACACCCAGAATCTAATCCAGCTTTATTTCTATTTATTTTCCATCTTATATTTATAATACTACCAGCGGGAATTGCGTATGGTATAAATCTTCGGTTTGTTGGAGAATTAGGTAATGAATTATTAAATTCTGGATTTTCTTCAAACAAAATACTTGCTCTATGTCTGAATTTTGTAAGAAAAGCAGGTGGTTTATATTCCTCTGCCTCTATAAAAGAATTTTGATTATATTCCGCCTGAAAGTTTGATGCCTTGAGACGCATATACGTACCAGCTGGCTCGTATATTACCTTGTCAGTAGATGGTGGGTTTGTTATAAAATTATTTGACTGAGCCTTAACCTCTAAAACTTCTGTAGTAACTAATGAACCAACATAGCCATCAGTGTCCATCTTTACAATAAGAGTTTCACCAACTCTTGCCTTACTTATATTCTCTCCCTCTAACTTAAACCAAGTAAAACCCGTAGTATCAGGAAAAAATAAACTTGTATAAATTGTCTCGTACTTAGACTTAGACGGCTTTACTACAAACTTATATCTCTTTGCCCAAGATGGAGGTAAGTTATTTATTGTTGAAACTATATAGTTTTTTTTATCTGAATCTGATGCTGGAAAGAATACTGTGTTTCCATCACAAACTAAAGCAGTAGAGCTTCTTAGGTACTCGTCCTGATATACAATACCAACCTCAAAATCTCTATTACTATGTAAGCTTCTTCTTGAATTTATTTTTGTTATAGAGGCAATTGTATTTGACTCTGAAAAATACTCATATGCATACTCATAAGTACTTGTATCGTCATTATACCCTTCAAACTTAATTGCAGGGAACTGAATATATATGTAGTTTGGCTCTGCTGGAGAAGATGTTATTGTAAATCCTTGACCAATAGCATCTATACCACTACCAAGTTTATCCCAACCCCCATTTATAGGATCGCATACAACATCCTTTGTTGCTGTATTGCAGTTAAAATCATCTGTAACAGAGAAGCCATCACAACCAGGAAGAGCAATGCTTGTATATATACTATTTATAAATCCTGGATTTACAGATAGCTGATAAGCATTTGTAAAATCTTCTTGTATGCTAAAAGAATAGTTATAGTTATAATTATTTTGTGGTGCAGGACAATCATTTACTGTATCGTCATACAAAGCACTTCCTCCAAATTCTTTATGTATTATAGCAAAATCTATGTTAAGTATAGAGTTTTCTTTAATATCTACATCTGTAAAATCTAATTTTATTTTACTTCCTAAATATGTTACTGGAGTTAAAGGGTTTATGTTATATTCAACACCTTCTAACGTAGACACTATTATTTCAGATACATTTATGTCCTCACTAACACCAACAACATCATAGTCAATAACCGTGTCTATATCGTAACCGTCCACATAGTTTCCATATATAAGCCTATTGCCCATAGTGGTCTGAGACTTAGCTGTTAGAGGTACGTTATCAAAAAGTCTTGTAAGTTCTGAACTTGGAAGGGCTGTATATATTTTTTTATTATCAAAATTAATAGATTGAATCTGATCATCTCCCCATCCATTCTCATCCTTTATATATCTCTCTATAATATTTACAATACTTGAGTCAGACAGTTTAAAGCATAAGTCAATCTGTATAACATTTTCGTTTCCAGTATTAAACGAAACATTTACAGAATTATATAAATTCTGCATCGCTCCGTTACCATAAAATGTATAGTCAATAAAAAATGACTTTGGCTCAAACGCTATATCACTGAACTGTGATAGTGCACTATACTCTCCGTCCTTGTACTTGTATCTATAAGAGAAAGATATAAACTTATCAGTCATATAGTTCTTCTCTCCAGATAATGGATTTGCAATAACTATAGGAGACTCTAAAGGCGGAGCAACAATAACAGAGATGTCGTCCTCTGTAATATTATCTACCCCCATTGTAGGGTATGCATACGATCCCCTTGTGTTTATTCGTCTTGGAGGGTTAAGATTATCCGTCCAGAATAAAAGATCGTCAATTAAGTCAATACCATTTACCAGATACTGAGTATCAAAGTTTAGTACAGTGGTAGATATAACGTGATATATAAGTGTGCTTGTTCTTTCGTTGTACGATAGAATCATATCAACATTACCTGGATCTGTTACGAACCAGTATATTGTCTCGTGCTGGCTATCCTCATACGCACCAATACACCTTGCATTAGTAGATAAAGGATCTCCATCGTAAAGAATAGTCGTTATCTTAGTATTACCTAACGAGTTCTCAATAGCACCAACGCTATTGTTTTCAGTGGAACCTATCCTTATATTTAACGCGTCAATATATTCTCCATCTGGAAGAACTCTCTCGTCAAGCGACTTATTCATTCTACCCTTAAGGAACGTAGTATTTAAATCCATACTTATTTAATCCACTTATCTTTGCCCCTCATATTCATCAATAATCTTCCAGGGTGTATGTTACTCAATCTTATCTTTGCGTTTCTTAGAAGGGCTGTCTTCTCTTTCTTAGCTCTATTCACAACATACTCCTGAACTCCGTACTTATTTGTAAGCACGTTGTACTTAATGTATGCGTATAAGAACTCCTCAGCCATCTTGTTTACCGTAACCTCAGAGTCGTCTCCTCCCTCCATACCGTCAGTAACATACTCAAGTATGCAAAGCTGACCAGCCATACCTGATCCAAAGTTTATAACGCCCGACTTCTTGTCTATTCTGTACGTAGGGTTTACGTTTGCAGTCTCTGTGTTCAGACCAAACCTTGCACCTATAGTGTGGTTGAAGTACCACTTACCGTCAAGGTTGTATCCTTCCATACCGTTAAAATCACCGTCACCTAAGTAAATGCTCTTGTTTAACTTATGTATCCTGTCGTAGTCTAATATAGATGTTCCCTCCAACACGTTGCCGTCCTGATCGAACAATACTCTACAGCTGTTATCCTGTAGGTATGAATTACTATAGTTTGTCTGAATGTTCTCAGTCAGTGGTCTTAAAACACCGTCCTTGTACAATGATATTCTAACATAGTTCACGTAGTCTGGTGGCAGAACCAACTTAAGGTCGTCACATATACTAAGCTCCACGATCTTAATCTCTTTCAAGGCATCGTAGTTCAACTCCTGAATACCTCTCTTTGCGTGAAACAAGATCTCGTACTTGTCAACGTTATTAACAAGCTTATTGTTACCTACATACATCAACATAAAGTTGTTAACTATATCCTTTAGTGATACATACTGGTACGTTCCCCAGTTTTCATTCTCTGGAGAGTTTCCAGCGTTCTCATAGTATTGATAGCCAGTTAAGTATGCCATAATTATTGTTGTTGACTAAATGTTGGTTGTTCGTGTTGTTCTTGACCTAATGCGTAAGCAGCAACCTCTTGCTCTCTTATTGATATTCCAGCGTACTGTAGTATCTTCATAGCTAGTTTATACTCATCCTCTGCAGGAAGTTGAAAGTCTTGATAATCTGGTTGAGATTGATCAAACATCGGCTCACCATTTGAAATTGTAATGTATGTCCACTTAGGATCCTTAGGATAGCTAAAGTAGGTACATCTTATATCATAACCATTCGTATCATTTATAGTATCAGGATACAGCCTTAAAAATGAAGCGTTTAAATTGTCGCTCTCGTACGTGTAGCAAGGGTATAGAAGTGACGGTCCTGTAAGGTTTGAGTCTGAAAGCATCATTACCTTATCGCTAGACACCTTGTCAGCTGTGGCTATTCTACTTCCTGAACTGTTAAGGCAGTCAACCCTAAGTATCATATATGCCTCAGTCCCTGTGGTACCAATAGTTGGTACACTCCACTCGTTATCCTGTATGTTTGTAAGGTTTGCTGTAACTAAGAATGACTCAAGAGTCTCGGCTATTGGCTGCTCAATATCAGCATATCCTGTTCCTGACATACGAGCATTCTCCATATTGATGGTTTTGTTATAGGAAGAGTAGTACTCCTCGTATATTTCCATCTGCGCCTGCTTGGCAAATAAGTTGAAATCAGCAGGTGTAATATAGCCGTAGTTATTCTTATTTATAACAGATAGAACTGTATTTCTAACTGAGTTTATCATATTAAAAACTTTTTACAAAGATAATAAAAAAAAGCACTCTGATTAGAGTGCCTTTAGCTTTCCTTAAGAACAAAAACAATTACGCAATAGCTATTCCAGAAACAGCGAATGGTAATAATGTAACATCGTAAGTTACCTTTGTCCATCCCTCGCTTAATGCTGCAACAACAGCCGCCTCAATAGCGTCTCTCTCTGTTTCAACACCAGCACCAGCAGTAGCGTGAGTGATAGTAACAACTTTACCTCCACCGTAAGTGATGGTAACAGTAGTAGTAGATGCTTGCTCGATAAGTTTAATGTCTGTAGCAGATACAATTTGAAATTGCTCGTTAGTTACAGGGATACTTAAAAATTTTTCCATTTTTATCTTTTGTTTATGATTAATAATCCTTGCAAAGATACTAAAAAAAATACTAATCTAAATGGCTCTCAAGCAGTCTAAGTGTCTCAATTCCATCATCTGACTTCAGGTGTGATGCCAAGATGAATAAATGATTCTCACCGTAAGGAACTGTTAACAACTTCTTCTTGTTTGTCTCAAGGTTGAAGTATACATCTCTACCTTTATTTTTAAGCCTCAACACGTCCTGATCAAATAACTTAGCGCAGGTGTTCTGTAACTGTAACATTGGATCGTTAAGCAACTCCATAAACTTCTGAGGGTACGATCTTGCGTAAACAAGCACGTCTCTCTTAAGCTCAGCAGTTGACATCTTGTCAATCTTACCTCCCAATACAACTCTAGCGACAGCCTCAAGCATATCAACCGTAAGGTCTCTTGCTGCCAACTGTGCATCCAACTCTGTAGTTAACTTGTCAAACTGTGCAGACGCATCCTTCTCTGTATTTACTTCCTCAAATATTGTTCCATTTCCTGGGTGATACTCTAAGAATTTTTGTAGTACTGGATTTGTTTTAGACACGGTTAATGATCCGTCAACAAATACAATAGGCTCTAAAATAGCAGAACCATCCTGCTCATCCTCGAAAGGTGTCTTCTGGTTTCTTGCATATCTAAGTGGTCTGTTTGATTTTCCGTCAAAGTAGTATAACGGACTTCTTGAAGTGTTCTTCGATGTCAACATATATGACAACGGAGTGTTTCTTTTTTTTAATACGTAGATTCTATCTACTAATGCAGTTTCTTTACTCATTTGATATAATTTAATTTGTTAAAAAAATAACAGGGAGAGTATCTCATCTCCCTGTTGGGTATTCATTTATTATTAACTATTAGCTTCGAATAAGAAGAAGTTGTTAGCACCTAAAGTACATAAAGCTCTCTCTGATAAGAAGTGTACCTCCATAGCATCTAAGCTAGAGTTAGAAGCACCACCAGCAGAACCAGTAATCCAAGTTTTGTAACGACGATCTTCAGTTTCAGAAGCTCTGTAACGTACGTGTAAGAATGGTCTCTTAGCGTTTTTACCTAATACTTGGTCGTAAACAGTTGTAGATCCAGCAGGAACTAACACACCATTGATAGCACCACCAACTACTCCACCACGTGTAGCAGCATCGTTTAAGTATTTCCAGTCAGTTTTGTAGAAGTCGTAACCTCTTCTGAATCCTGTAAACCCTAAGTTCAAAGCCATATCCTTATCGTTATCGAATAAACCGTAAGATGTACCACCAGCTCCGTAAGAGTTTTGAGCAGCTAACATATCATCGATATCGAAAGAGAACTGACGGTTAACGAATAACACATTCTCTTGGATAGCACCTTGCTTGTCAAGACGTTGGATAATAGTATCGAAGTCAGACAATGTAGTTGGGTTACCACCACCCCATACGTTTCCTCTTTGAGAAACTGAGTAGAATAAACCTTCAGAACCTTTGTTACCAACAGCAGATTGGTTAGCAGCTCCTGAACCAGACTCAGCAGGCACAGCTTCGATCATAGCTAACTCTAAGTAATCCTCAAATCTCAAACGAGTTTCGTGCTCTGATTTGATGTACCATAAGTAACCTGTAGCTCCGTTCTCAGAAGTAACCTCAACCCATCCGATTTGAGCCATATCTGAACCAGATACTGCGTACTTATCTTTGATGATGATTGGGCTGTTCTCTAAGATCAAGTCATCAGCCTCTAAAGACTCAACCATTCCTTCAGTTCCTTTTCTAAACTCTGAACCATAAACGAATGCAGTTACTGTATCAGAAGTACCAAATGTTTGACCACCAGCCTCGTAGTAAGCTACGTCAAAAGTTCCAGCAGCGTAGTCAACGTCAGTGATAATAGCCTTGTTAGATTTTGAAGCCTCGTTGTTGTCTGACAAGAAAACAGTCTGACCAATTCTAAATGCAATTCCACCGTTACCTGGTACTAATGTATCATTCACTGTAATAGTAGCTGTATCTAATGTAGCTCCAGAATCAGATACACAGTTAACATATTTAGTGTGTAAACGACCTTGTTCTGCCCATTTAATAAGGTCAGAGATAGATGGCATCTCAGCTCCAACTGCTCTTAAGAAAGACGCAACTGAACGGTTACCATATCTTTCAAACTCTTTCTCGTAAGTATCTGGAAGATACTGATTCAAGAAGTCAAAGTTTGTGATGTAATTTGACGCAAGAGTTTTTCTCTCTGCTGAAGGCTGCAAATCAAAGCCTGGTGTAGATAATACTGACATTTTTTAAATTTTTTAATGTTATTTTATACTTTTAAAC